CGCCGACACTGGCTCCACCAACGTCAACGCGACCGCGAACGTCACGTACAACGACGACACCACGGGCAACCTCGCTGGGGTCGCCCTTGGCGCGACGGCGCGCACTGCACGACTGTTCCCGCTGGTGAGCGCCGTCGCCGGCAAGTTCATCAAGGCCGTCAACTCCGTGACGCTCTCTGCCACGACGGGCACGGCCGGGAACTTCGGGATCACCGCGACGAGGCCGCGAACCGTCGTCGCGACGGCCATCGCGAACAAGATCGAGCAATACGATTGGGCGGCGCTCGGCCTCGTCGAAGTGCCGAACGATGCCTGCCTGTTCCCCATCATGCTGTGCTCGACCACCAGCACGGGCACGGTGCGCGGCGGCGGCAAGATCGCACACGGGTAAGCCGTGGCCGACAAGCTCCCCCTGTACGACGCGCCCTCGGCGCCGCGAGGCGGCGCGGATGCGTGGGACGACGGGCCTTCGGGGGCGATCCTTTCCGGCGAGTTCTTCGAAGCGCCGCCGGCCGCGGTGCCCACGCTGTACGCCGTCATCTATGCCGATGGCACTGGCGCGCCTTCGGCCGCGCAGATCAAGCTCGGCACCGACGCCGAGGGCAACCCGGCAACGTGGGCCGGCAATGTCGCCGCGCCTACCGTCACCACGGCGCCGTTCGACTGGCCCAGCCTCGCCACCGGACTGACGGCCAGCACCGGCTACCGCATCGCCTTCGTCTGGAGCGACGGCACCAGCGACAGCAACGTAGTCGAGAGCGCGCGCTTCGACACGCTGGGCAGCGGCATCAGCGGCTCGGCGGCCCAGATCCTCGGCGAGTTCATCGCGGCTGCAGCGGGCGGCGTCCTGGCCGCGGGCTCGAGTTCTGCTGCCCTGGCACCGGCCACGGCTGCCGGCTCGGGCTCCGTCAGTGCGGCGGGCGCCAGCTCGGCCACGCTGGGCGCGATCGCCGGTTCGGCCGCAGCTACCGTCAGCGCCGCCGGCAGCAGCGCCGCCACGCTGGGCACCGTCATCGCGTCCGGCAACGCCTCGGTGGGTTCGGTGCCAGCCGTGGGCACCCAGGCCGCCACGCTCGGCACCGTGCAGTCCAGCGGCGCCGCTGCTGCCGGCGTGGCCGGGTCGGCAGCCGCCGCCCTGGGCCAGGCCACCCAGGCGGCCAGCGCCGCCGTGCACGTGGCCGGCTCTGGCGCCGCCGCGGCCCAGCCGGTGCAGGCCTCGGGAGCCGCCACGCTGGCCGCCACCGGCTCGGGCTCCGCGACGCTGGGCCAGGTGCAGGCCACCGGATCGGCCACTGTCGGCGTGGCGCCCGTAATCGGCAGCGCCGACGCCCAGCTGCGCGGCGTCGTCGCCACGGCCTCGGGCGTCGTTTCGGTGTCCGGCTCGGCGGCCGGCTCGCTCGGCCAGGCCGGTGCTGCCGGTGCTGGTGCAGTGCGCGTCGCTGGCAGCAGCGCGGCGACGCTCGGCGCCGCCAGCTCGGCGGGCGCCGCCGCCGTGGTTGTGCGCGGCACTTCCGCGGTGCTGCTGGCCCGCATTCTCGGCGCCGGTACCGCCAGCGTCTCCGACCAGGCGCCGATCTCGGGCAGCGGTGGTGCAGTGCTGGGCGCGCTGGCGGCCGTCGCCTTCGGCGGCGTGGGCCCGGCGCGCGGCGTCGAGTCGCTGGCGCTGTTCTTCGACCCGGCGTTCGCGCTGCCGGCCGTCTGGGGCACGCTGCAGGCCGGCGTCATCCTGGACGCGCCGACCGAGGACGTGCTGGGCGGCCGCGTGCTGACGGACGAATACGCGGCCACGCTGCCGGCGGCCAGCTTCCCGGGCATCGGCCGCGGCGCCGTGCTGCAGATCGACGGGGGCAGCTACCGCGTGCGCGAGGTGCGGCTGCTCGATGACGGGGCCCTGAAGGAGCTGCTGCTGACGCGCGTGGCCGGTACCGGCCCGCAGACCTTCGGCTTCCAGGAAGACCTGGGCGCCTTCTTCAACGTGCCCGACTTCGCCACGCTGGCGTTCTGGCGCGGTGCCCCGGCCCGGGTGCTGCTGGACAGCCCCACCGAGGACGTGCTGGGCGGCGAGGTGCTGACCGACGCCTACCAGGTGACCATGAGGGCCACCGACTGGCCGGGCATCGTCCGCGGCGCCGAGGTGGTAGTCGGGCCCGCCACCTACGTGGTGCGCGAGGTGCGCGCGACCTTCGACGGCGCCGTCAAGACCCTGAAACTGAGGAAGCCATGACCAAGCGCGAGCAGATCCTGCAGGCCATCGCCACCCTGCTGGCCGCGGTGCCTGGCACGACCGGCGTCTACCGCAGCCGCGAGGACGCGATGAGCCGCGAGGAGTCGCCGGCCATCGTGGTGCGGCCGGACGGCGAGCAGGTGAGCGAGAACACGAACGGCTACGTCGACGCCAGGCTGACCGTGCTGGTCGAGGTCTACGCGCGCGGCACGGTGCCCGACCAGGTTGCCGACCCGATCGCCGAGGCGGCCTTCGCGGCGATGATGGACAACCCGACGCTGGGCGCGCTGGCCATCGACGTGACCGAAGACGGCACGGACTTCGACACCGAGGGCGCCGACCAGGATGCCGGCTTCACGGCCATGCGCTTCGTGGTCTGGCACCGGCGCCCACGCAATCGCCTGGCGGACTGAAAGTCGCCCCCTGCCGCGCCCCTGCGACATCCCCGAAATCTAGAATGAGGTGGCTATGACCGACGAATTCCACGGCCAAGGTGGCAGCTATGTGATCGACCCCGAGACCGGCCGCCGGGCGCTGGTCGAGCGCACGCAGGAGGCCGAGCGGCCTCAGCCCGACCCCCAACCCACCACGCCGGCCGCCGAGCCCGGCCAGGAGTGAGCGATGCCGCTGCTGTCCCGTAAGCGAGTGATCCTCGCCAAGATCGAAACCACCTACGGCACCGACAGCGTGCCCACCGGCGCGGCCAACGCCATCCTGGTGCGCAACCTCACGCTGACCCCGCAGGACACCGAGTTCGCCGACCGCGACCTGGTGCGCCCGTACCTGGGCCGCAGCGAGCAGCTGCCGGCGGCCATCCGCGCCATGGTCGAGTTCGAGGTCGAGCTGGCGGGCAGCGGCACGGCCGGTACGGCGCCTGGCTGGGGCGCGCTGATGCGGGCCTGTGCGCACAGCGAGACCGTTTCGGCCGGCGTGTCCGTGACCTACGCGCCGATCTCGCAGAGCTTCGAGTCGGCCAGCATCTACTTCAACGTCGATGGCGTGCTGCACCGCCTGACCGGCGCCCGCGGCACGATGACCCTCTCGCTGCGCGCGAAGGAAATCCCGACCATCAAGTTCACGCTGACCGGCCTCTACAACGCCGTCACCGACACCGCGCTGCCGACGCCGACCTACACGCCGTTCCAGAAGCCGCTGGTGGTCAACAACATCAACACCACGCCGTTCAGCCTGCACAGCTTCGCGGCCGTGATGTCTGAGCTGTCGATCGACCAGGGCGGCTCGCTGGTGCACCGCACCCTGGTGGGCGGCGCCGAGAACGTGCTGTTCACCGACCGCCAGACGCAGGGCAGCATCACCATCGAAGCCACCACGGTGGCCGAGAAAGACTGGTGGACGATCGCGCGCAACGCGACGCTGGGCGCGCTGGCCATCACGCACGGCACGGTGGCTGGCAACCGGGTTGCCATCAGCTCCAGCGGCGTGCAGCTCACGGCGCCGAACTACACCGACCTGGACGGCATCCACATGCTGCAGATGGGCATGAACTTCGTGCCGAGCGGGTCGGGCAACAACGAATACAGCATCGTGGTGAGCTGACCCATGTTCAAGATCAAGCAGTCGGCCACCTTCCTGTGGCCCGTCGAGGTGATGGTCGCCGGCGACGGCGGCAAGTTCACCAAGGAAACATTCGACGCCGAGTTCGAGCGCGTCTCGCAGTCCACGCTGGAAGCGATGGAGTCCGAGATCACGCAGGGCAAGCTGGGCGACAAGGAGCTGGCCCGCCGCGTCACCAAGGGCTGGAGCGGCGTGACCGAGGACGGCGCCGAGGTGCCCTTCAGTGCCGGCAACCTGGAGAAGCTGCTGGACGTGCCCACGGCGGCGGCCAGCATCGTGCGCGCGTTCATCGCAGCCAACTCGGGGGTCGCCCGAAAAAACTGAGTCAGGCTGCCGAGCATTGGGCGCGCGGCGGCCGAGGTGACAGCAAGCAGGCGGCAGACGACATCGCGGCGTTCGGGCTGCCTGCCGAGGCCCTGGACGACATGGAGGCGGCAGATGCGGTGGTCGAGGTGTTCGAGGTGCTGCCCGAAAACTGGCCGACCCTCCTGGCGTTTCTTGCCGTGCAGACACAGTGGCGCATCGGCGGCATGGGCCACCCGGTCGGCTTGGACTACCAGGGCGTGGACGTGGCTCTGCGCCGTCTTCGCATCGAAGACCCAGACGGCGAGCTGTTCGCCGGGCTGCAGGTGATGGAGATCGCGGCGCTGGACGCGATGAAGGAATAAACTCGGCCATGGCCCAGGACTTCTACGTCTACACCCACGCCCGCAAAGACGACGGGGCCACCTTCTACGTGGGCAAGGGCCGCGGAGATCGCGCGTGGCGCGAGTCCCGCCGCAGCGTCTACTGGCAGCGGGTCGTCGCCAAGCATGGTCGCACCGTTCGCGTGGTGGCCAGCGGCTTGCCCGAGGAGCTTGCGCTTCTCGCCGAGGTCGAGCTGATCGAAAAACTCACCCGCCTCGGCGCGAACTTGGTCAACATGACTGTTGGCGGAGACGGCGCGAGGCTGACCGAAGAGGCGGAGAAGCGGCGTCAGGCGGCCATCCGTGCGGCGCACCTTCGCCCGGAGGTCAGGGCCAAGCAGCGCGAGATCTCGCAGCGCATCGCGGCCTCTCCTGTCACGCTCTCCCGTCGATCGGCCGCCATCCGCGCCGCCTACCAGCGCCCCGAGGTGCGAGCCAAGATCGCGGCCAACGCGCGGTCGCCCAAGGCTCTCGCCGCGCACAAGGTCGCCATGCAGAAGCCCGAGGTCCGGGCCAAGCTGAGCGCGGCTCAATCTCGGCCTGTCGAGTGCATCGAGACCGGACAGGTCTTCCCGATGGTTCTGGCGGCTACGCGGTGGCTTCAGTCTCAGGGCCATGAGCGCGCCCAGGGCGGGCACATCTGCCAAGCCTGCGCGGGCAAACGCAAGACCGCCTACGGCCTCACCTGGCGCTACGCGCCAAAGACCTGACGGAGGCCCATCATCGACATCGGTGCCTCGTTCCAGATAACTGCTGGCGTCGCGGGCCAGGACGCCGTCGACCGCCTGCACCGTAGCGTCCGCGAGGTCGACGCGGCCAGCAAGGGGCTGCAGGCCACGCAGCGCGGCGTGAAGCAATCGCTGGACGCCACGACCGTCAGCGCACGCCAGACGGCCGCGGCCATGCGCACGCTGCCGGCGCAGTTCACCGACATCGCCACGCAGCTGGCCGGCGGCCAGAACCCGCTGCTGATCCTGCTGCAGCAGGGCGGCCAGATCAAAGACAGCTTCGGCGGCATCGGGCCGGCGGTGCGCGCGATCGCGTCGACCATCAGCGTTACCTCGGTGGCGGTGGGCGGCCTGGCGATCGCAGCCGGCTCGGTGGTGGCGGCCTTTGCTGCCGGCGAGGCGCAGTCCACGGCCTTCAACCGCGCGCTGGCGCTCAGCGGCAACCAGGCGGGCCTGACGGCCGGCCAGTTCGAGGTGCTGGTCGGAAGGATCCGCGAGACCGGCGACATGACGCAGGGCGCTGCCCGCGACATCGCGCAGGCTGCCATCGAGTCGGGCCAGTTCGGCGCCCGCAGCGTGCAGGCCGCCACCCAGGCGATGGCCGAGCTGCAGCGCGTCAGCGGCCGGTCGGCCGCCGAGGTGGTCAAGGAATTCGGCAACATGCGGCAGGGCGTGGCTGCCTGGGCCCAGGAGAAGGACCGCGCCTACAACTTCCTGACGCCCGAGGTGCTGCGGCTGATCCGCGCCATGGAGGAGCAGGGCGACGTCGAGGGCGCGATCGTGGCGGCCACCAACGCCTTCAGCGCCAGCATGCAGGAGCGCACGGTTCGCCTGGGCTACCTGGAGCGCGCCTGGAAGGCCGTGAAGGGCGCGGCGTCCAGCGGGTGGGATGCGCTGGCAGGCATCGGCCGCGAGGAGACCGCAGACGAGCGCCTGGCGAAGGCCCAGCAGCGGCTCGAAGACCTGCGCGCGAACCAGGCCGGCGCGCGCAGCGACAACCGCAGCCGGTACCAGCCGGGCATCGACGCCGCGCAGGCCGAGGTCGACATCCTCATGACGGCCAAGCGGGCCGAGGAGGAGCGCGCCACCGCGGCCGCCGAGGCTGCCCGCGAGAAGGAGCGCGAGCTGCTGCTGGAGAAGCAGCGCGTCGCACTGATCGGCCCCAGCGCCGCCCTGCAGCTTGCCCAGGTGCAGGCCACCAGCCAGGCGCGCATCGCCACCATCGAGGCCGAGCAGCGACGCCTGGAGCAGATGCGGGCCAGCGGCGCGCTGAGCGAGCAGGAGTTCGCCGACGAGAGCCTGGCCGTGACCCGTCGCAAGGTCGGCGAGGAGATCGCGCTGATCCAGCGCCGCATCGCCATCGAGAAGGGCACGGAGATCACGACCGGCGACCCAGTGCAGCAGGCCGTCGCGCAGAAGAACCGCGAGGTGAAGCTGGCGCAGATGGCGGGCGAGCTGGCGGCGGCGCGCGCCAAGCTGGGCGCGGCCGAGAGCGAGTCGGCCATCGAGACCATCAAGCGCAGCCGCGTCGAGGCCGACAAGCAGTTCACGTCGCTGACCAGCTTCTACGAGCAGACGCGCAACGCCGTGCGGCAGTTCGCGGCCGACAACGAGACCGCCCGCATCGCCCTGATCCGCGACCCGGTGGCGCGCGAGAACGCCGAGATCGACAAGCAGATCGCCGACATCGAACTGAAGTATGGCGACCTGGCGCAGTCGATCCGCCAGAAGATCATCGCGGCCCTGGCCACCGGCAACGACCAGCTGGCCGCCGACCTGCGCGCGCAACTGACGGCCCTGGAAGCCGAGATGGCGAAAGCCCGGGGCAACGCTGCGGCGCGGCGCCCTGACGACCCCAACGACATGCTGCTGGGCTTCCGCCGCGGCATGGAGGACCTGCAAAAGCAGAGCAAGGGCACCGGCCAGATCATCCGCGAGAGCATCGGCAACGCCTTCGAGAGCGCCAGCGACGCCCTGGCCGACTTCGTGACTACCGGCAAGTTCAACTTCCGGTCGTTCGCCGCCTCGGTGCTGGCCGACCTGGCGAAGATGATCGCGCGCCAGGCGGTGTTCAACGCCATCAAGGCGGCGGCCGGCTACTTCGGGTTCGCTGACGGCGGCGCCTTCGAGGCTGGCCGCCAGGCCTTTGCCAGCGGCGGCGTCGTCACCCGGCCGACCCCGTTCCGCTTCGCGGCCGGCGGCACCATGCGCAACGGCCTGATGGGCGAGGCCGGCCCCGAGGCCATCATGCCGCTGCGGCGCACGGCATCGGGGCGCCTCGGCGTCGAGGTGGCTGGCGGCGCCGGTGCTGGCGGCACCAGCGTGGTGGTGAACGTCAACGTCGAGAGCGGCGAGACCACCGTGCAGTCCGAGGGCGCGCGGGCCGCCCAGCTCGGCCGCTCCATCGGCGCCGTGGTGCGCCAGACCATCATCCAAGAGCAGCGCCCCGGCGGCCTGCTGGCGGCAGCGTAAGGGGTCGGCATGGCCACGTTCACCATCGCCCCCGACTTCTCATCGCCGATGAGCAAGCAGCCGCGCGTGCTCACGGCGCAGTTCGGCGACGGCTACCAGCAGCGGGTCGGCGACGGCATCAACATCGCGCCCGAGGAGTGGAGCCTGCGCTTCAGCACGCGCACGCCGGCCGAGCGCGACGCCATCCTGGCCTTTCTGGAGGCGCGCAACGGTGTCGAGTCGTTCGACTGGACCAGCCCTCGGGGCACGGTCGGCAAGTTCATCTGCCCGACCTGGAGCTACACGCCGGACAACGCCGCCACCAACACCGTGACGGCGACCTTCCGCCAGGTGTTCGGGAGCTGACGCCGTGCCCATCGAGCAAGACCTGCAGAAGCTGGACCCCGGCCAGCTGGTGGAGCTGTTCGAGCTGGACGCCACGGCCCTGGGCGGCGGCGTGACGCGCATGCATAACGGTGTGAACCCGCTGCAGTCCGCGGTGGTGTGGCAGGGCCAGACCTACAGCCCGTTCCCCATCGAGGTGACGGGCTTTGAGACCAGCGGCCGCGGCAAGCTGCCCAGGCCCACGGCGAAGGTGGCGAACGTCACCGGCATCTTCGGCACCCTGGTGCGCGAGCTGGACGACCTGCTGGGCGCCAAGTTCACGCGCCGCCGCACCCTGGTGAAATACCTGGATGCTGTGAACTTCCCGGGCGGCGTGAACCCCACGGCCGACCCCACGGCAGCGCTGCCTGATGACGTCTACTTTGTCGACCGCAAGGCCAGCGAGAACAAGGTCGCCATCACCTTCGAGCTGGCCGCCAGTTTCGACGTGGCCGGCGTGCAACTGCCGCGGCGCTTCGTGGTGCAGAACGTGTGCCCGTGGCGGTACCGGGGCGCGGAGTGCGGCTACACCGGCACGGCCTACTTCGACCGGAACGACGACGCCGTGGTGTCGGCCGGCCTGGACGTGTGCGGCAAACGGCTGAGCAGCTGCAAGGCGCGCTTTGGCCAGAACGCCGAGCTGCCGTTCGGCGGCTTTCCGGCTGCGGGCCTGGTGCGATGAGCTGGCAGCAGGACGCCGAGCGGCACGCCCAGGCCGAGGCCCCGCGCGAGGCCTGCGGCCTGGTTGTAGTGGTCAAGGGCCGCTCCATCTACTGGCCGTGCCGAAACACCGCGCTGGGCGCCGATCAGTTCAGCATCGACCCGGGCGACTACGCCTGCGCCGAGGACACCGGCGAGATCGTCGCGGTGGTGCACTCGCATCCCGACGCGACGCCTGACCCAAGCGAGGCCGACCTGGTGGGCTGCGAGGCCTCCGGGCTCGAGTGGCACATCGTCGGCCTCCCGGCGCTGGTCTGGCGCAGCATCAGGCCCTCGGGCTACCGGGCGCCGCTGGTGGGCCGGCAGTTCGTGCATGGTGTCCTGGACTGCTACGCCATCATTCGCGACTGGTACCGGCAGGAGCGCGGCGTCGAGCTGCTGGACTTCGAGCGGCACGATGACTGGTGGCTGCGCGGCCAGGATCTCTACCGCCAGAACTTCCGCGCAGCCGGCTTCGAGCCCTGCGAGGAGCTGCACCCGGGTGCCGTGCTGCTGATGCAGATCCAGTCGCCGGTGCCGAACCACGCGGCGATCTACCTGGGCGACGACTTCATCCTGCACCACCTGCACGGCCGCCTATCATCGCGGGATGTCTTCGGCGGCATGTGGAGGAAGCACACTGTGACGACGCTGCGCTACGTGGGGGCCGGCCATGCGTGAGGTCCGGCTGTACGGCGCGCTGGGCGCCAAGTTCGGGCGCGTGCACCGCTTCGCGGTCGCCAGCGCCGCCGAGGCCGTGCGGGCGCTGCGGGCGAACTTCCCGGAGTTCGACCGCGTGGTGCTGGAGACGGCGCAGCGCTACCGCGTGATCGTCGGCCGGCGCCCGCTGGCCGGGGCCCCGGACTTCTACGAGCCCAGCGGCGACCGCGAGGTGATCCGCATCATCCCGGTGCTGGAGGGCGCCAAGCGAGGCGGCCTGCTGCAGACCATCATCGGCGTCGTGCTGATCGTGGTCGGCGTCTACACCGGCAATGCCTGGCTGACGCAGGCCGGCATCGCGCTGACGCTGGGCGGTGTCGCGCAGATGCTGACGCCGGTGCCGAAGCTGCAAGCCGGCACCCAGGACGAGGAGAACAAGAGCCGCGCCAGCTACGTCTTCGCGGGGGCCGTCAACACCACCGCCCAGGGCGTGCCGGTGCCGGTGGGCTACGGCCGGCTGGTCATTGGCTCGGCCGTGATCTCGGCGGGCCTGACCACGCAGGAGGTGCCCACGTGACGCGCGTCATCCGTGGCGCCGGTGGCGGCGGCAAGGGCGGCGGCCAGCAGCAGGGGCGCACGCCCACTGAGGCCAGCGACAGCCTGCGCAGCAAGGCCTATGCGCGCGTGGTTGACCTGCTGTCCGAGGGCGAGATCGAGGGCCTGGTCGACGGCGCGCGGTCGATCTACTTGAACGACACCCCGCTGCAGAACCGCGACGGCAGCTACAACTTCCAGGGCGCGGTCTGGGTCGAGCGCCGCGGCACCCAAAGCCAGGCCTACGTGCCGGGCTTCGATGCCGTCGAGAGCAGCACGAGCGTGGGCACCGAGGTGCTGGAGAACACGCCTATCACCCGCGCCTTCACGAACCCGAATATCAACGCCATCGGCGTCACCATCGGCATCCCGCAGCTGTCCTTCCAGGACGAAGAGACGGGCGATGTCGGCGGCGAGTCGGTGCGCCTGCGGATCGACCTGCAGACCGGCGGCGGGCCGTTCCTGCCGGTCCTGGCTGGCCGCGACGTGCTCGGCATGCAGAGCACGGCTGCGGGCGTCGGTACCGGCTCGGCGTCGATGACGACCGGCACGCTGAAGGTCGAGGCGCGGTTCTCGCGCGAGTTCGACGGCGAGCTCTACGAGCAGATCGACTACCGCATCGAGTACCGCAGCGGCACCGGCGCCTGGTCAACGTTCGCCACCGGCTCCATCGTGGCAAGCCCCGGCAACCTGGTGTCGGGCAACGTCAACACAGCCCGGGTCTATGGCGAGACGCTGCCGCTGGTGCTGTCGTCGGCGCCCTACGAGTTCCGCGTCATCAACCTGGGCGGCCCTGCCACGCTCTCGCTGGTCGGCACCTACGATGTCGGCAGCACCACCATCAGGATCTCGGGCAAGGCCAGCAGCCGGTACCAGCGGACCTATGTCGTGCCCGTCACCGGCTCCGGTCCGTGGGCCGTGCGCGTGGTTCGGCTCAGTGAGGACAGCACCACCGCCAGGCGGCAGAACAAGACCGTCTGGGACGTGGCCACCGAGATCGTCTACTCGAAGCTGCGCTACCCGAACAGCGCCTACATCGCGCTGAAGTGCGACGCCTCACAGTTCAGCAGCATCCCGACGCGCGCCTATGACGTGAAGCTGCTGCGGGTGCGCGTGCCGGTGAACTATGACCCGGTGCGGCGCACCTACTCGGGCAGCTGGGACGGCACGTTCAAGATCGCCTGGACGGACAATCCGGCCTGGGCCTTCTACGATCTCGTGACCAGCGAACGCTACGGGCTGGGCGCCTTCGTGCCAGAGGCCCAGGTCGACAAGTGGGCGCTGTACGCCATCGGCCGCTACTGCGACGAGTTGGTGCCTGACGGCTTCGGCGGCCTGGAGCCGCGGTTCACCTGCAACGTCTACCTGCAGAGCCGCCAGGAGGCCTACAAGGTCGTCAACGACTTGGCCTCGGTGTTCCGCGGCATGCCGTTCTGGGCCAGCGCCGCCATCACGGTGGCGCAGGACGCGCCGGCCGACGCTGCCTACCTGTTCACGCCGGCCAACGTCATCGAGGGCAACTTCGAATACTCGGGCGCCTCGGCCAAGGTCCGGCACTCGGTGGCGCTGGTGTCCTGGAACGACCCCGACGACCTGTACCGCCAGAAGGTCGAGTATGTCGAAGACGCCGACGCCATCGCGCGCTTCGGTGTCGTGACTGCCGAGGTGCTGGCCGTGGGCTGCACGTCGCGCGGCCAGGCGCACCGGGTCGGCCGCTGGCTGCTGCTGTCCGAGCAGACCGAGAGCGAGACCGTCAGCTTCAAGACCGGCCTGGAGGGCGCGATCGCGGCCCCGGGCCAGATCATCAAGGTGGCAGACCCGGCCCGCGCCGGCGTGCGCCTGGGTGGCCGCCTGGTGGCCGCCACGACCACCGCCGCCACGCTGGACGCGCCGGTGACGCTGGCCGGCGGCCAGACCTACACCTTCAGCGCACTGCGCGCGGACGGCACGGTGATGGAGTCGACGGTGACGACCGGCGCCGGCACGGTGTCGTCGCTGGCCTTTTCGCCGCCGCTGCCCGAGGCGCCGGCCGCCGGCTCACTTTGGGTGCTGTCCAGCGCGGCCGTTGAGGCGCAGCTGTTCCGCGTGGTGTCGGTGGTCGAGAACGAGCGCCACGAGTTCGAGATCGTCGCGCTGGCGCACAACCCCAGCAAGTACGCGGCGGTCGAGCAGGGCCTGGCGTTGACGCCCCGCAGCATCAGCGTGCTGTCCGTCATCCCGGCGGCGCCCACCGGCCTTGTGCTGTCTGAGGCCCTGGTGCTGCAGGCTGGTCGCGTTGTCAGCCGGCTGGATGCCTCTTGGGAGGCGCAGCAGGGCGCGACCAGCTACGCGGTGGCCTACCTGCGCGCTGGCGGCAACGAGGCGCCCGAGCGCGTCGTGACTTCGCCGAGCATTGAACTGCTGGACGTGACGCCTGGCGGCTACGAGCTGCGCGTCTGGTCGATCAACCCTTTCGGCCAGCGGAGCCGGCTGCCGACCACGGCCAGCATCGTGGTGCTGGGCAAGACGGCGCCGCCGGCTGACGTGACCGGCTACGTGGTGACGCGGCTGGGCGAGACCGTCTCGCACGCCTGGCGCCCGGTGCCGGACATCGACGTGCAAGTGGGCGGCCTGTACGAGGTCCGGCAGGGCGCGACCTGGGAGACTGGCATTGTGGTGGGCACCACCACCGCCACCGACCTGCAGAGCCTGGCGCCGCGCGGCGCGCGCTACATGGTCAAGGCGCGCGACAGCAGCGGCAACTACAGCAGGAACGAGGCCGTCGCCGACCTGCCCGACATCAGCGGCATCAACGTGGTGCTGCAGGTGGACGATGGGGCAGGGGGCTTCAACGGCCCCAAGGACCAGACCGGTGAGATCAGGCTGTACCAGGCGCCCAGCTGGGATGCTGAGGCGACTTGGGACACTGCGGTTTCGTGGGACGGCTTCGTGGACAAGCGGGGCGTGACCATCGTGGGCCCGTACACCTGGGCCGACATGACCATGCCCTGGACGGCCTACCGCGGGCGGTGGTTGTTCGAGGGCGCGGCGACGGCGCCGTTCTACGTGGCGCCGTGGAACACGATGACGCTGCCATGGGCTGCCTACGGCAACACCTGGCAGACCGTCGACCGGCCCACCGCTGGTACCTACACCAGCGAGACCATCGATGTCGGCTACGAGTCGGCGTCGCTGGTGACGCTGGAGCCCAGCATCGAGCTGCTGGCAGACAGCGCCCGGCCGTGGTCGCTCTACACCGAGCCGTGGACCGCCTACGGCTCGGGCTGGACGTGGCAGGGCCCGATTGGCGTGATCTCGGCGGGATACGAGGTGAGCACCAGCCTGGACGGCGTGGCGTGGTCCGGCTGGACGCGCCTGGGCCTGGGTACGCTGCGGTTCCGCTACCTGCGCGTGCGCGTGTCGCTGGCGACCGCCGACCCCGCCTACAGGCCGTGGCTGACGCAGCTGCTGGTGAATATCGACGTGCCCGACCGCGTGGTGCACCTGGAGGATGTCGCAGTTCCTCCGGCCGGCGCGACTGTCTCGTGGGCGCCGGCCTTCGTGGGCATCAAGACCGTGCAGGTGACTCTACAATCGGCCGCCAGCGGCGACCGCTTCACGGTGACTGGGAAGTCCGAGACGAGCGTGACGCTGCGGGTCTTCGACAGCGCCGGCTCTCCAAAGGCGGGCGTGGTTGACGTGGATGCCTTCGGGCACGGCGAAAGGTACTGATGGCTTGGCCAGCTGGTGGCATTCCGACTGCGAACCTGGATGCGGGCACCGACTCGCCGGGCCTGGCGCGTCCGGCGCTTCTGGCGGCGGTGCAGGCCGTGAATGACATCGCGGCCAGCCGTGGCGCGGCAGATGGCATCGCGGCGCTGGACAGCGGCGGCAAAGTGCCGGCGGCGCAACTCCCTGTGAGTCTGCCGCCTGGCGTGTTTTTGCCCTACGCGGGCGCGACGGCGCCGTCCGGCTACCTGCTGTGCGACGGCGCCGCCGTTAGCCGCACCACCTACGCAGACCTGTTCACGGCCATCGGCACGGCCTACGGCGCCGGCAACGGCACCACGACCTTCAACCTCCCCGACATGCGCGGCCGCGTGCCTGCCGGGAAGGACGACATGGGCGGCACGGCGGCGAGCCGTCTCACCACCGGCGGCTCGGGTGTCAACGGCGCCACGCTGGGCGCGGCAGGCGGCGCGCAGACCCACACCCTCAGCATCACCGAGATGCCCGCGCACACCCACCCGGTGCCGCAGGCCATGCCTGCCATCACGCACTCGGCGGGCTCGATCAACCGCGCTTCGAGCAACACCCCGAGCCAGGCTGTAGTGGCCACCGACTCCACCGGCGGCGGCAGCGCGCACAACAACGTGCAGCCCACGCTGGTGGCGAACTACATCATCAAGACCTGAAGGAGCCGGCATGGCCTGGCAGAGCAGCACGATCAACCCCGCGACCACCAGCCCGGCCGCGGACATCACCAAGCTGACGAACGACCTGCAGGTGCTGCGGTCGGTGCTGGGCGGCAGCAGCGACGGCGACGTGCCGCTCAACCCATTCGGTTCGATCTACGGGGCATCGGGGAATGTCGGCATCGGCAACAGCTCGCCGAGCCAGAAGCTGACCGTGACAGGGAACGCCCAGGTCGAGCAGCCGACGAACACCTCGGTGAACCTGAACCTGGTGCAGTCTGGCATCGCCATCTGGACGCTGCGCAACGTTGCCACTTCGGGCCACTTCGCCATCGCAGACACCGGCGGCACTCAGTGCCTGGGCATCTACTCGTCGCGGAATGTCGGCATCGGCACGAGCGCACCACCCGAGCGACTTACCGTCAGCGGCAACATTCAGGCCGAGCAGGCATCCGGTACGGCGGTGAACATCGTGCTGGCGCAATCGGGCATCGGCTCCTGGACGCTGCGCAACGTCGCCACCACGGGCGCCTTCTCCATCGTGGACAACACGAGCGCCGAAGCCGTGCGCATCAACGGCGGCGGCAGTGTCTTCTTCCCGTCGATCGGCACCACGGCCAGCGCGGCGAACGCCTTCCTGAACAGCGGCAGCAGCCCGGCGAACCAGCTGCTGCGCAGCACGTCGAGCCTGCGCTACAAGACCGATGTCCGCGACCTGCCGGCCTCCTACCTGGACGCCGTGATGGAGCTGCGGCCGGTGGTCTACAAGTCGAACGCCGAGGCCGACGACCAGAGCATCGACTGGGTGGGCCT